CAATGGTATTCCCGGGAGGGATGAAAAATAACATTCAAGTTGCAACAAAGTACGAACAAGACTTTGATAAACATATAGAAGAAAACCCTTTTTGTATATATTATCTAGGACATGTACAATCTCCTACATCAGAAATTAGAACATTCAATAGCGAGACCTCTCACCCCTTTACACATAAAAATACATATTTAGCGCACAACGGAGTATTACAAAATTTTAACGAATTAAAAGAAAAATATGAGCTTAAAGGTAAAACAAATAAGGTAGATAGTAGTGTAATATTACCGTTAATATATATGTCTGGTATTAAAAATGCCTTATCAGAGCTTGAAGGTACATTTGGATGTTGGATGTATGAACCAAACATGGGTAGACTACGAATTTTTAGATCTGGGTCAACATTATTTACTGATAACAAGTCTTTTAGTTCAATTCAATTACCTGGATGGGATATAGTGGAAGAAGGAATAATATATGAATTTAATTTTTCTAAAAATATATTTTTAAAAAAACAAAAATTTGAATTAAATTCTCCATTTTTTGTATGAAAACTTTAATCGTCTGTGCCACACAAGCTACAAGAGCTGAATTTATAAATTGTAGATTATCAAAGAGTTTACATCATCATGAAGAAAACACTATAACTACTTTTGATCTTGAACCTACATATAAAAATACAAGCGGCTTATGCGCCGTTTATAATAATTATCTTACTCCACAAAACTTTAAAAAATATGATTGTATCTTGTTCGTACATGATGATGTGTTTATTGATAGTATAAATTTTTTAGTAGAAATTCGTAATTTATTTAAGCGAGGCTTCGATGTGGTTGGATTAGCAGGTGGAAGTAAATTACAAATCAAAAAACCTTGTTTATGGCATATAATGTGTAAAAGAGAAACTTTATCTGGAATAGTATCACATTATCAAAATACCACAGACTACTCTCCCACGATATTCGGTCCGTCACCTAAAGAAGTAGTATTATTAGATGGCGTGTTCTTAGCTATTCGAACTAAATCTGTTTCGCAGAAAAAAATAAAATTTGATTCTAATATTAAAGGGTTTCATCACTATGATTTAAAATTTTGTCTAGATTGTCATTTAGCTGGCTTGCGTTTAACTACAGCTCCTATTCACGTCATTCACGAATCTCCTGGTCTGCTCACCCCCACAGAAGAATATAGCAAATCAGAAGATTACTTCTATAATACTCTGTTAGAACATGCTAACAAACGAAAGTAATTACTTAGACATCGATTTAGAATATTTAGAAAAGGTAGTTTTTAAGAACTGTCTTGAAGACGAAATGTATCTAAATTCTATTATCGATAATCTTAACTATAAATTTTTCAAAAATAAAGATTTTCAACAAATAATTAAAATAATACAAGCTTTATATCGAAAGAATAATAGACGCCCTACACATACAGAATTACAATTATATCTAAACACCCCTCAACTTAAAGAACACTATCAATCTAGTAAAAAAATTACTAACGATTTAGAGATAGAATTATCTAATGATGTATTACTCTCTTATACAGAAAAATTCTTACAAGAACAAGCTGTATTTAATACATTTTTAGAAATTGTAGATAATAAAGAGAGAGATATAAAGAGCATCCATGATAAATTTTCAAAAGCATGTAATATTTCTATTACAGCAAATGTAGGTCATAATTATTTTAAAGATGTAGAGCAACATATCGTCGACTTAACAACCCGCGAAGAGAAGATTAAAACAGGGTGGGATTGGTTAGATGCTAGACTAGGTGGAGGGTTCTTAGAGCAAGGTCGTAGTATGTATGTCTTCGCTGGACCTACTAATGTAGGTAAATCTATATTTTTAAGTAATATTGCGAGTAATGCTGCAGCAGAAGGTAAAAATGTTTTAGTTGTTTCTCTTGAAATGTCAGAAATGATTTATTGTAAAAGAATTACATCTAAGCTCACTGGCTTACCTATAAATTACTTACATGATCATGTAGAAGAATTAAGAGAAAAGGTTGGTAAGTTTAAAATGACTCACCCTCGAGCTAATATGATAATTAAAGAATTTGCTCCAAGTTCTATTACACCGCCGCAGCTTGAAGGGTATATAAAAAAATTAATAAATAAAAAATTTAAACCTGATATTATAGTTCTCGATTATTTAAATCTCTTAGCAAGTACATATGGTAATAATTCGTACGAACGTATTAAGAGTATTTCTGAACAAGTAAGAGCAATGTCATATACATTTGAATGTCCGATTATATCCGCTACACAAGTAAATAGAACAGGGTATGGAAACACTGCTAATGGTCCCGGGTTAGAAGCTATTGGAGAAAGTTATGGATTAGGTGCTACTGCAGATGTTATTGTAAGTATTTGGAGAACGGAAGAAGATGAAGAAGATGATGCTCTTCATATAGGTATTATTAAAAATAGATTCGGCTCTAATACAGGTAGCACTCGAGTTTCTATCGATTACAATACTCTTACTCTTACGGAGAACAATGATTTAAATATTAACGAAGATGTTAACGCTGCGGAAACCGACGCTGTACAATTCGGAAGAGTAATGTAAATACATACAATGGCTAAGGATGAAATAATTTTTACCGATTTAGATCTTGATGGATGCTGTAGTTATTTAATTTACACATGGTTTAAACAAACTAAACCAAAAGCTGTTACATTAAAAGTATCTAATATACGCGAGAAATTATTAGGATGGCTCAATTATAATAAAATTGAAGATTATAAGAGAGTATATTTCTTTGATTTAGACACTACGGACATTAAGGATTTAATAGATAAAGAAAACGTAATTATTTTTGATCACCACAAATCACATGAAGATAATTATTCATCTGCAAAGACGTTTATTAATACAGACCAAACATCATGCAGCAAACACATTTATCAAACATTAAGACATATATATCCAAACATTAATTTAACTAAAGAGCAAAAGAAATTAATAGCGTTTGCTGATGATTATGATTGTTATGAATTAAAATACCCGGAAAGTAATAAATTAAATTTTTATCTTTGGTATAAAAACGGCGATAAATTGCAAAACTTTATCAGTGATTTTGAAAATGGATTTTTCGGGTTCACTAACGAACAAAATAAAATAATTAGTTATCATTTTTATAGATTTAAAAAATTAAGAGATACTATAGATTTATTTAAAGCAAAGCTCCCTATTGCGGGTAAAGAATATATTTTTATTAGCACGTTTGCGAATGAATATATTAATGACTTAGGTCAATATATAGTTGATACTTACGAGTGTGATGTATGTATGATGATTAATTTAAAAAATAATAGAGTATATTTACGTAGAAATAGAAATATTGATTTTAATTTAAGCAAATTTGCAAAAAAAATATGCGACGGAGGAGGTCATGAATACGCTGCAGGTGGTGTATTAAATGATAATGTGCTTTCTTTAAGTAAGCAATTTGAACCATTAAATCGCAACATAGTATATAGTGGATAATCCATATACAATTTTAGAAAAAAAAGATATTGTACATACGTTTCTAACTCTATGTAGTTTTATTTCTATAAGCGAGAATAGAAAAATTAATCTCGCGAATGTATTTTTATTAGTATTAAAAGAAGAAAGATATAGACAACTATTTAAAGAATCATTATTATTAGATAGTAATTTTGAATTAGTCAAAATATTCTTGCAGCATGACCCGTGTTTATATAAAAGCAAATATATAACTAAATACCTTAAGAAGAATTCTATAAATCTATGAGTGAGTTGTCAGTGTTTGAGCAAGCAATATATAATACATACCTAAAAACTGCTCGAAATAAAAAAGGATTTACCCCTCGTAAAAATTTTAAGAATTTAGATGACGAAAAATATGTACTACTTAAAAGAATATCACAAACTTTAAAAAATAAAAAAATAGACCCGAATATATTTTTTAATGCTCCCTATCAGCTACATTCTGAAAAATATGTACCTCTTAAATTTTATAGTACATTTAGAGCTATTTCAATATATAAAAAATATATTGAAGAAATAGAATTGACTATGCCTGACCATCAATTTAATATTACTCGACTAAGAAATGGATTTAAATTTATCTATGATAAATGCGCGGACCATAAATTAACAGATTGTAAGAAATATTTAGATATACAAAAAGGAATATATCCTGATTTTATTTTAGATTTAAAAAAAGGCGATATTAGTTATTATTGTCTACTGTCTCTCGATATGTCAGAAAAAAATATCAATCTTGAAAAAAATATAGTTGAATTTGTGTGTAGTAGCTTTTATAATACTTTAAGTAGTTTGAGATCGAGATATACATTCTCGAAAAAAATCAAACCATTGGGAATAAAATTAACTAAAACTATAAATAAAATATTAAAAATAAAATGACAACGAATATGTTTGAATCAATTAGAGGTGCAATGGCAAAATCCACGCAGCAAAGTACAACGAGCAATATTATGCGATTAAAACCAGGTAATACGTATATATTACGATTAGTACCGTTTGTTAAGGACCCGAGTAAAACGTTCTTTCATTATTACTCGCATGGTTGGGTAAGTGAAATGACAGGTCAGTTTCAAAGTGCTATTAGTCCACAAACATGGGGTGAAAGAGACCCTATAGCTGAGGCTCGCTATCGACTCTCCCGGACTGGTTCTGAAGAGGAGAAAGAAAAAGCTAAAGCATTGAATCGTAAAGAAAATTGGTTAGTCAATGTTTATGTAGTTAAAGACCCGGATAATCCAGAAAATGAAGGTAAGATAAAGATTCTTCGATTTGGACGTCAGTTACATAAGATTGTAATGGAGGCGATCGAGGGAGAGGATGTAGATGAGTTCGGTGAGCGGATTTTCGATCTTTCAGGTGATGGATGTAACTTCCGTGTTAAAGTAGAAGAGCAGGGAGGATATCCTACATATGTTAGTTCGAGATTTGCTAGTCCTTCGAAAATCTCAGGTGTAACAGATGATAGTATTAAGGACGTTTATGATCAAACATATGATTTAGAAAATGTCTTTCCTGTTAAGAGTTATGACGAATTACAAGTAATGCTCAATGAGCACTATCACGGTGTCACCGATGTAGCTGAAGCAGAACCTGTAACAAAAGAACCGACAAATACACCTGATAAAGAAGATGATTTAAATTTTGATGATCTAGAATCAACATCGAAAAAGGATTCAGATTCTACAGTTGATGACAATAAGGTAAAAGAACTACTAGATAGTCTTGATTAATAATGACTGAAGAAGACGCTTTAAAGTTTGCGATGCATCAAATAAATGCATCCGCTAAAAGTTTGAATAAGGATATTGTTCAAAAAAGCGCTACAATGCAAAATATCCCTACGCGGGATGATATTTACCAGCAAGCTCGACCCACAGCGCAACCGAAACGCCAGGCTTCACAAAATATACCACCGCCACAAGTAAGTCATCCAGTTCCACAACAAGTTAATACCGACCCCGCTCTATTAAACAGCTTAATAGAGCGGGTGGCTTCTGTGGAAAGCCAAATCACTAAATTTGTAAACTTAATTCAAAAACAAGTTGCAAGAAATGCGAAAGAAATTAATATACGAATTAAATTAGATAATGTTCCTACCAATAAAGAATAAAGATAATTTTATTCAAAATTTTTTATCTCCAATATCTAGACTAAGCTCATCAGCGACTCTCGATATAGATGATAATATATCTACTATAGTTCATAATAATTCTAATATTTTTCTTAAAGCAGAGTATAAGATTAGCTGGGATGATCACCCGGAAGAAAGTATTATATGCTTACCAGATACAGTAAAATTAATTAAAATCTTATCGTGTTTAGAAGAAAACGACATACATCTCGAAATAGATAGAAATTGTATCACATATAATGATAAACACAATAGATTTAAATATCATTTATTTGATGATAGTTTGTCGGATAACAATCCTTTTGATTTTAATAAAATTAATAGCATTGCATTTGATACAAAATTTAAATTAACAAAAGAAAAAAACAATGCAATATTAAAAGCATTACCGTTTGTAACAGAATCTAGCAAAATATATATTAAAACTGAAAATACAAATATATATGCTGAATTATCAGATAAAAAATTACAAAACGTAGATAGCTATACTACACTATTAGCAGATAACTATGATGGAGAAGATTTAGACTATGAATTAATCTTAGATATAGAATTATTTAGACTTATATCTACATTGAATTTTAATCACGCAACTATCAATATAAATAACCAATATAAAATGCTTATGGGAAAAATTAATATTGAGAATGTTAATTTAACATTTGTTAGTACTAGTTATAAAAACTAATGAAAAATAAAGTTACGACTTGTGGTTATTTTATAAAACGGTTAAGAGATAACGGTTACAACGTTAATAGGATTTTTTCAGACTATTCATCTGAGGATTCACGTAGATGGACAATAATGGTTGATCCTGATAAGTCAGCATTATATATAACTTGTTATGTTAATTATGATTGGAGCGGAGATTTTAAATTTGAATTAAACGACGGAAATCGTTTTAAAAACTATCAATTAAGAACTGATAGCATGGAGGTAATTATAACGAAATTAATTGAAAAAAATATCACACCGAATGAAAAAAATATCACCAAACCCTAGAAATTTTGATAACTTATTAAAATCAAGTATTAACGCTGCTGAGTCTATTGAATCAAATGAACAAGATATGTCGGCTGTTAATGACTATCTCGCCGAGCATTTAAAGTCATTCATATTATTAGGTTATGACATCAAAGGTGAAAGTGTAGTAATGATTTCCGGGAAGTCACCGCAAGATTATGACGCCATAGAAACATTATTAAGACGAGTTAGTAATATAGATTTTTTAAAAGACATACAAGAACAAACAAACACAAATGAATAAGATAATTGTTTTAGGTAATGGGTACATCGGAAAAAAGGCTTATAAATATTTTCTTGAAGCTCTAGGAAATATACACGATGTCACTCATTTATGTAATTACCTGTACACAGCTCCCGACAAATTAAAAGAAACATTATATAATAATTTACTATCTGAATTTAGAGGCGCTCAAACTAAATGGATAATTAATTGCGTCGGATATACTGGATCTCCTAATGTAGATGCTTGTGAGGAAAATAAACAAATATGTTGGGATTTAAATGTAACGTTTCCTACTATTTTAGCTCAATTTTGTGAGCAACATAACATAAAAATTATTAATGTAAGCTCTGGATGTATATACGATGGAGAAAAACATTACACAGAAGAAGATGAACCAAATTTTGGATTAACTAATCCTGATAGTAGTTGGTATAGTAAAACAAAACATGCAGCTGAACTATGTTTAAACAATTTTCATAATGTTTATACTTTACGCATAAGAATGCCTGTTTGTAATGATTTTAATTCACGGAAGAATTATTTGAGTAAAATTTTAAAATATAATAATATTCTTGATGAAGTAAATTCTAAAACTGTTATTGAAGACTTACTTCTCGTAATT